ATATGTAAACAATACTCAAGGAACTGTAAATTATGCTACAGGTCAAATCACAGTTAACTCTTTAACAGTTGCGTCAGTAGAAAATATACGAGGCGCTTCTTCAACTGCAATTGAAGTGACTGTTGAACCGGCGTCTTATGACATTGTTCCAGTAAGAGATCAAATTTTAGATATTGATACAGCAAATTCAACAATCACAGTAGAGGCAGATACCTTTGTTGGTGGCTCTGCTGATGCTGGTGTAGGATACACAACAACATCTAACTACTAATGGCAAAGTTCACCGATAAAATATCAAACCTGATTAATCAACAGGTTCCAGAGTTCGTACTAGAACAACACCCTAAATTTTTAGAGTTTGTAAAAACATATTACACGTTCATGGAATCAGCGGAGTTAGGTGTAACTTCTGTTCAAACGACTGATGGTATTTTATTAGAAACAGAAACAGCTCAAAACAATGAATTAATTTTAGATGGCTCTCGTTTAGATACAGATAGAACACAATTGGATGCTGGTGATAAAGTTCTTTTAGAAAGTTCTGCGTTTGGTAAATTTACAAGAGGTGAAACTATTACAGGTTCTACTTCAAACGCAACTGCAACTGTACTTGCTGAAGATTTAGATAACAATAGACTTTTTATATCAGCACAAGATAAGTTTATAGATGGTGAAGAAGTCGTTGGCGTTAGTTCAAATGCAACAGCGATTATCAATAATTATAAACCTAATCCAGTTGAAAATATACAAGACTTATTAAACTTTAGAGATCCAGATAAAGTTATTTCAAGTTTTTTAACAAAATTTAGAAATGAGTTTTTAAATACATTACCAGAAACTTTAAGTAATGGAGTTGATAAAAGAAAACTTATTAAAAATGTAAAATCTCTTTATAGAGCAAAAGGTACAAATAGAGGACACGAATTATTTTTTAGATTACTCTTTGGATTAGAATCTGAAACAATTTATCCTAGAGAAAATATATTAAGAGCATCTGATGGTAAATGGGATACAAAAAAGATTTTAAGAGCAATCGGTACAACTGGCGATACTTCTGACTTAATTGGTCGTACTATTGAGGGAGAAACTTCTGAAGCAACTGCGATTGTAGAAAACGTATTTAAGTTTCAAATTGGTGCCGATGAAGTAACGGAATTAATATTAAATGACGATACCATCCAAGGTACTTTTCAAATTAGTGAAGTAATTAGAGGTACAGCAACAGACAATGATGATATTTTTATTAAAGCAACAATCACAGGTATTCCAAGTACAACTTCTTTAACAAATGATGGAAGTTTGTATAATGAAGCAGATAGTATTACTGTTACAGGTGGTGGACAAGGTGCGATTGTACAAGTTGATGCAGTAGGACGAGGTGGCGTAACTGAATTTATTATTGACAATCCTGGTTCTGGTTATGAAATTGGTGATGATATTAATTTTACAAACACAGATACAGGTGGTGGATCAGCGAGAGCGAAAGTATCAGTTGTTAATGGTGGTCTAACGCAAGAAACTTCTACATCAACTACAGAAGATCATATTATATTAGAAGATGAAACAACAAGAGGTGATCCATATACAGGAAATAAAATTGTACAAGAAAGTGGTACAGGTTCAGGCGACATTACAGATATTAGAATTATATCAAAAGGAAATAACTATCAATCATTACCAACAGTTGAAGTAGATGATACAAATGGTGCTGGAGCTGTGGTTTATGCATATGGTACAGAGATAGGTAGAGTATTAGGATTAAAGATTATCGAATCAGGCGCAGAATATCAAGCGTCACCTTCTCCTCCTACATTATTATTACCTAGTAATTTGATTATATCAAATGTAACAGGTTCTTTTTTAACAAATGAAACTGTAACAGGTATTGATAGTTCTTCGACTGTAATTACAGCAACAGTTGTATCATATTCATCAGATACAGGTATATTAAAAGTTTCTAGTCCAACAGGACAGTTTGCTGAAAAAACATCTATTACTTCAGATGGTGGTGGTTCTGCCACTGTTGAAAAAAATGATTTAGGTACAGCAACTATGACAATTGGTTCAGTAGTTGATACTGCTGGTACTTTTATAAACCAAGATGGTTGGGTATCAGAAACTACCATGAGAATACAGGATAGTTTATATTACCAAGATTTCTCTTATGTTATTAAAGTTGGTCGTACAATTAATGACTGGAGAGATAGTTTTAAAAAGACTGTTCACTCTGCAGGTTTTTATTTTACAGGACAGGTAGATATTGAAAGTAGATTGAACGCTCAAATTCAAAGTATTACAGGTATTAATTCAGGTGTTGAATATGAAGGAATAGCTTTAATTTTAAATACCTTATTCTCTACAATATTTGGAAGAAGATTAGGAACAGTAGATGATGGTACTACATTAAGAGCAAATCCACTCATAGGTGTTGATCCTGATTTTACAGATAGTACAAGTGACCATTTCACATCAAATACGAGAGATGTTACTTTAAAAAGATCGTTTACTTTGGGACCTATCGTTATCAAAGAGAGAACAACACATAGAAGTAATACAACATCTTTTGGTGTTCCTGTAGCAGGACCATATATGAATACCATAGGAAAGTTTGGTTTATTTCAACACTTTGCTAGTCAAGTTAGAATAGAAGATTTAAATAATTTAAAATTAACAGGATTTTTAAATACAGATTTAGACGGAGAAAGTACAAATCTTTCTGATTTCAATGTTAAAATTAAATCTAGTTTTGCGATACCATCAGAAGTATGGCAGATATCTGGTGATAGTTTTGATGAAGATAGAGATACCTTTGATAAAGACACAATAACTTTTGATGTTGCTTAAAAACGATTATAAATATAATTAAACAAGGATAAAAAAAAGTGGCAAAACAAACAATTAATATCGGAACAACACCCAATGATGGAACAGGTTCTACTATTAGGGCTGGTGGTGATATAGCAAACGATAATTTTAACGAAATTTATTCTTTTTTAGGAGGAGACACTTTACCTTCTACTACAAAAATAACTACAAGAACACCAACAAATACAGGACAAAGTGGTGATGTTGCTGGACTTGTTGTACAAGATGGAACGTATCTATATGTGTGTACAGGAACGTATGATGGTTCTACAATTATATGGAAAAGAATTACTTTAAACTCTTTTTAATTATATAAATATGAAAAGGAATTAAAATAAATGCCAGCAATAATAACAAATAAATTTAGAATACACAATAGTGAACAATTTAATGAGTCTTTTTCAGAAGCGTCACCAAATGTTTATTATTTAGGTATAGGAAAACCACAAGCTCACGGTACTTCAACAAGACCTGACGGAAGAACAGAAAATGAGGGTACTGATGCAGCACCTATTACACCTGTTGATTCAATACAAGAAGAATTTTATACATATGATGACCTGTTAGCAGCGAAAAAAATAACAAGTTCAGACATATCATATGTAATACCAAGAAGAAATTGGACAACTGGAACAGTCTATGATTATTATAGACACGATTATGGAAATAGAATAACAGGCGGTACAACAACTCAAACAGCAGATAGTGGTGCTTCTTCATTATGGGACTCTACTTTTTATGTAATGAGTTCTACTTACAATGTTTATAAATGTTTAGATAATAATAGTGGCGCTAACTCAACAGTAGAGCCAACTGGTACATCTACATCTATTCTATCTACAGCAGATGGATATAAATGGAAATATATGTACACTTTATCAGCTTCACAACAATCTAATTTCTTATCGACAGATTTTATGGCTGTTTCAACAAATGCAACTGTATCTTCAGCTGCTACTGATGGTGCAATCAATATTGTAAAAATTAAAACTGCTGGTACAGGATTTACAACATCTACAGGTACTACAATATCTAATATACCAATTAGAGGTGATGGTTCATCAGGAACAGTATCAGTAGAAATTTCTGGTGGTGCTATTGATTCAGTAACAGTTACAAACGCAGGTTCAGGTTACACTTACGGTTATATTAGAAACGCTGATATTATAACAGGTACAAATGCTGGTGGTGCAGGTTCAGGTGCTGAATTAGATTGTATTATTGAACCAAAAGGTGGCCATGGATTTAACGCAGTAAAAGAGTTGGGTGGATACTTTGTAATGTTAAATACAAATTTTGAAGGTGGTGAAGTTGCTAATTCAGGTGACTTTACAACTGCTAACGATTTTAGAAAAATAGTATTAATAAGAGATCCTGATTCTGGAGGTTCTGCGGCATCAGCTACAACATTGAGAGCAACAAAAGCAGTTCTAGTAACATCGCCATCTGGTGACTTTACGGTAGATGAAGAAATCAATCAAGCAACAACTGGCGCTGTAGGTAAAGTTGTAGAATGGGATAGTTCAAACAATATTCTTTATTATATACAACCAAGATTTAGTGACCAAGGTACAGATAGTAACGGTAATTTAACTGCATTTTCTGGTACTAATACTATTACTGGACAAAGTTCATCTGTAACTGCAACACCATCAAGTTCAACAACAACTGTTGATAGTGTTTCATTTACGAGTGGATATGCAAGTTCTGAGATTGATGCTGATACTGGTGATGTCATATATATTGAAAACAGAGCACCTATAACAAGAGCTTCAGATCAAACTGAAAATGTTAAATTGATAGTTGAATTTTAGAGGGAAATAAATGCCAAGTCCAACAGACTTTAACCTCTCGCCTTATTATGATGACTTTAATGAGTCGAAGAAGTTTCATAGAATACTTTTTAGACCGTCATTTGCAGTTCAAGCGAGAGAATTAACACAGTCACAAACAATATTACAGAACCAAATCGAAAGAGTTGGTGACCACCTTTTCAAACAAGGTGCAATGATTATACCAGGACAGGTATCTATTG